GGCAAGTTTTATGGGGTTAGTATGCCTATAGTCATTAAGACTTGTTCTATAAAAAATTTAGGGGCTTGACGACTATGCCCTTTGTTTAGTCTGACAATATATGGAACTCTATTTGAAATAGTAGCTCCTAAAAATCCGTTACGATCATAATATTTAAAACTATTCCATCCTCTCCTAGCTCTTCCTGTATCAACAGGAGTTACTCGTCTAAGAGTTGAAGTAGCAAAGTCTATTCTTTGTCGAATATCAAAATTAGCTCGTTTTTCAACTTCTCTTTCAATTCTTGCAAATTCTTTTTTCCAGTTAATTACCCTTAAAGAAACAATAGGTTCTTTTTTAATTGCCATCTAGTCTTCCTTCAAAAATATTAAAATTATCATCGCCGCCTTTTGATTCAGCCATCATTTCAAGCCATTTACCCTTGATCTTTGGACTTCTAAGATGACCTTCTCTTTCTTTATCTTGATCTCTTTCGTAGTTAGCATCATTAACTGCTTTTAGATTAGGAAACAATCTTTCAGGTTTTTCTTTAACTCCTTGAGCTGCTAGCAGCATATACGCTCTTTGATCTGCTTGCCATTCAGGAGGATTCCATTTAAAGAAAGTTACCCACTTAAGAAGTTCTGTATATGGCATTTCTTCTTCTAACTCATATACAGTCTTTTTTAAGTGATACGCTACAGTAAAAATTGTTTCCTCTTCGGGATTTAGTTTCCCTTTGGGGGTTCTCCTGCAGGAGCGCTTAATCCAGAATAAGACATAATTTCTTCTGAAAGAAAAGTTAAGTCTCCAATAGGAAAAGTACTAAATTCTTCATCAGAAAGTTCATCTGCTCCTATTACCGAAATCTTTAGTAAATCAGTTAAAAGTTTTATTTGAGAATTTTCATCTTTATTTTTCTCATTTGCTTTAACTAGTTTTTGTACTTGTTGAACTTCTTTTACAGAAAGTTTTTTAAGTTCAACCTCTGAGTCCATAAACGGTATTTTCTTTGTAATCTTTTTGCCTACTAAATGTTTCATTCTATTTTGTCTTTCTCTGAAAATAATTCTTGATTGTTTGCTTGAAAATCATCAAACATTTTTCTTACAGTATGTAGAACGGAAAGTGTTTCCATAATCTCTTTGCCTGTTTTAGAATCATTATCAAAATCAGCAAATCGCTCAAAACTCTTTCTAATACTTATGTCTACGCTTCTTCTCATGTGTCTAAAAGTGGTTCTCATAACAAAACTTTTACTAAAAGGCTTGTCAGGATTATTACTTTTAAACTCGTTATATATGTGTGTCATTATCTTTCCAATACTAAAAATACTTAAGAGAGGGAAGCAAAAGCCTCCCTCCCATTATTGTGTTAGGACGCTGCTATAGTTGCAGGTCCAACAAAGTCTGTTTGAGCAGACAATGTAATAACAGCTGTTGTGTTATCTGTTAACGCAGGGTTAACCAAGATAGCTTCCACTTTTCCTGTGAAATAAAACGCTGTGTTATTCTTTGCAAGGGTTGTTCCCGCACCTTCATTCTGTGTACAAGCCGAGGCTGTCATTAAGAATCTAAACGCAACAGTCTTACCAATGAGTAAGTGTAAGTCTGTCATTAAGTTTGGAATATAGTTAACTGTAACTTCTAGAGTAGGCGCATCTGCCTGACCCTGAACCTGAGAGGACGTAGCTTGTCCATAAACAGGAACGTTAACAATATTCGCAGGTGTACCAATCGATGGGAATTCTCTTACTGAAGGAATTCTAAAGTGATTAGCTACACTTGCTACCTGACCATCGGCAGTATCTGCTTGCCCAGGAGTTGAGCCTACAAACAAGGCTGCGTATTCCGCAGCTGAGTCTATATCTGCCGCTCCTGCGGCGGCTTCTGTGCATAAATCAAGGTAGGTATAAATACCCGCTTGAAGGGATGAAATGTGTACCATTAATTTTAATCTCCGTATAATTTGAATGGAATGATATAGTTAGCACTATAAAGTGATGTATTGGCTGAATCTAAACCGTTCATAGCAGTGTAAGACATACCAATATTTGTTTTGTTAGTCAATATTTTGTCTTGCATTAGAGTATCTAGTATATCACATATTGTTAATATTCTAGCTTGTCCCTCTCCTGCTTTGACATAAATTGAAATTATAATTGTACCTGAAAGCTCTTTTCTATTTCCTTGCCCATGAGAAGCATATTCGCTTGTCGCAGGTAAAATATTTAATCTTAAAAACTCGTTAGGATTAGAAATAGTGCCTTGATAATTGTCGGGGTATATCGGTATATTTTGACCTGTCCAATAGGACGTAGTAAATAGTCCGTTTATATCCGATAACATTTCTGTATAAGTTGCCATTTACTTTTCCTTTACGATAATAGCCTCAATCGTAAAACCATTATCAGTATAATCAATTATATTATAAGCCTTATCAGCTATAGTAATAGTGTCATAAACTGATAGGTCTACACCTGATTTCATTAAAGCTGTAGTAGTAAAAGCTTGTCCTGACGGTTGTTGAGTACTTTGAATAATTACCGAAACGATAGAAGAACCTAAAACGCTAGATACACTACCTGTTGAAAAGTTAAATCCAGAAACAGACTTAGATGAAAGAGTTGCACTCTTAGCTAAATCTCCAACTGCATTAAAAGCAGAGTTTACACTAGAAGTAACTTTAGCGGCTAGTGACATTAATTAGCCCTCCACCAAGAATAACCCATTCCTGTAGTCTGTCCATGTCTAATTAAAGGACGGATAGGTTTCATGACAAAAGCGGGTGTAATTGATATCTTACCTATATCATTATTCGAGTCTGATAAACTAATAGAGCCTACAGATATTGTCTCAAAATTTTGAGTAATACCTTCTAACAAGTCTTCATTATTTATTAAATGTAAAGCCTGTTCGTAGACCGCATTTTTAACCAAATCGGGAATAACAGAATCGCCTATTGTTACTTGTAGCCCCAGTCTATAATCATAATAGATAGCATTTTTTCTAGGAAACCCTAGAGCTTGGGTGGAACTAACAGCATTTCCTATCCATGCATTATTATCAATGATTCTGGTTGCTGTTACCAAAGCCGCATCTTTATTAGAATCTGTAGAAGAATTCCAATTAGCACTATCTATACGAGTTTCGAAGTAAAGATCTGCGTCTACGGCTGTTACATAACTGTTGGTGTTAACTACTAAAGCCATTAGTTCCTCCTATACAATTAAGAGTGGAAAATTGGTAGGATACCTAAATTTAAGTGATCCATCTTACGTGTCCAACTTGCTGCTGCTGCATACGAACTGTTTGTCGCAAAAGCACTAGTTGAGCCTGACCAATCATATCCCATTGGGTGATAAATCATTCCGTAACGATACCATACGTTTGTGGAGCCACCTCCTGTGTAAGATGCCGCATTTCTGTCTACTTCAACAGGTGTTGGAACACTTACAGGGGCATATGCCATTGCTGCAGGTTTAATAACAAAAGAGCAGTTGTCTGATTGAGCATTAAGATCACCAGAGGCTGCACCAGATACCATCTGATTTGCTCTTGTCATTACAAGTCTAAATTTACCTGCAAAGATTGTTTGAAAGTCTAAGTTACCGTCTGTTACGATAGTTTGATCAATCAAGTTAGCGGCTCTCATCTCTGCCATAACTGCAGGAGATGTTACGAGGTACATAAAGTCTGGCTCATAGTCTTTGAATGCCATTCCTATTGCCTTAAAGAGTCTTTCGCCTCTTGCTGCACCTGCTGCTGTTGAGTCAAAAAGTTTTCTTTCATCAGAAGAACCAGTTGCTGCTGCACCAAATTCACCTAGTGCATTTATGTCTACGAACATACCTGTACCCGCAGCATTAGCGTCTGTAGCAAAGGAAATCATTCCTCCGTTACCTGAACCACCCTTGTCGCCAAGAGTAACTTCTGAGAGAGCTACACCCTTTAAGCAAGCCATTAAAGCATCGCCTTCGTCGTTTGCACGAACCGTAGCAAAATCTCTAGCTATTTTAGCAAGACCATCTTGCTTAGATATTACTTCTTGCATGTTTACTTGTTGTGCGCCGAAAGTACGTACTGATTTAACATAATCAGCAATTTCGGTTGTGATGTCAGTATAAGTTCCATCTGTTGCACTTGATAAAGATGCAATATTGATATTAGCCGATAATGGATTATAAAATCTCATTTGACCAATAAAGGATTCTCCATCAGCATTAATATCGTCTCTTGAACCAACAATGCCTGTAGAGTTTAATTTCTTTGAGGAGGTATAAGCCTCATCTGAATACGCAGAAATTGCCAAGGCAACGTTCTGAAAATCGGTATTTGTAATAGCCATTTGTTTATTTTCCTTTAAATATAACTATAATTTAATATGAAAAGTTTCCTAATTGTCCTTTAGCGGCGAGTGACAAAACTTCTTGCTGTGTCATTTCTGCTAAAGATTTTTTATTTGTTATTTCGCTAGGAGCGGCAGGTTGACCCATTCCGCTTCCTGAGTTACTTTTAACTTTAAACAAAAAAGAATTCTCTTCGTTCTTAGAGTAAGAGTCTACAAAATCTTTCATAGAAGATCCTGACTTGTGAACCCATTGTCCTTCTTCGGTTTGTTGAAGTTGATCGATTATATCTCGATAAGCCATTTCTCTACTTCTTTCGTTTCGAAATTCTAATTGAGATAAATGAGATAATAGAATAGTATCACGATTAAGTTTAGTATTCTCCGCTTCATATACAGAAAGTTTAGCTGTTAAATCCGCTATTTTTAATTCTGCAGCTTCTTGGAGTTTTCCTTCGTCTTCTAATCTTTTTATCTTTTCTTGTTTTTGGCTTTGTTCAATTTCAGCTTTAGATTTTAAAGCCTCATCTCTTTCTTTTGCCATTCGATCCATGTTTTGCTTCATTTTAGATAGTCTGTCTTGAACTTCTTGTTCTACTGGACTATCTTTCGCTTCAGAACTTTCAGCTATTGTTTCTTGTACATTGTCTACAATATCTGCTGTAGGTTCTTCAATTTTTACTTCTTCTACTACTTTATTTTCTTCACTCATATTTACTCCTTTAAGCACAGCTTAAGTTAATTGATTTTTGAGTCACAGACTCGATGATATACTCTGCGGCTATTACAAATAACGCAAAATATTATGGTCCAATACCATACCAGTCTTGTCCTGTTTTAATAGGAGCTAGTATGTCTTTCCTCGTTATTTTATTCGGAGGATCTATTAGTCCTAGTCGTTTTGCTTCCGCTAAAAGCGAAAGATAAGTTTGCCTAGACAAACCTCGTTTTCTCATTTCTTTAAGAGTGTTACGAACAGTATTACTCTCTACTGCATTTGCGTAGATCTCTCGCAATGCCAATTTCGCTCTATTCGCAACAGCAATGTTGGTAAAAAAAGCATCATGTATAGTAGCGGTAGGAACATTATTTTTCCTTCCCCACAAATGGAATCTTCTAACAATGCTTGCATCATTAGAATGATTACCGTTAACTCCGAGTCCAATACCTGCATCTGCTACTGAGGCTTTACCTAGTAACTTTCCGTCAGGTGCGTCTGCTTCATAAATGTTAGCCACTTTTCTACCTGAAACAGA